TCGCCGGTGAACAGCCATTGCATAAGGACAATGGCGGGGCCGGGTATGTCGCGGTCGCCGGCTTCCCAGCGTCGCACGGTGCGCCCGTCTGACACGCGGAACAGCCTTGCCAGTTGGTTCGTCGAAAGGCCGAGCGCATTGCGCCCGGCCTTGAATTCGTCCGGTGTCATAGGGCGATTTCCGCCGCGCTCGGTTTGCCGCTTGGGAAGCATTTTTTACAAAACCGTTCGGTCGCCGCTTCCGTAATTTCTCGGGCGCTGGCGACGCGGTTGAGGGATCTTCGGTGTTGTCCGGAATGTGAACATGATGTGACGGATTTGCCGTGCGCCCAATGCAGCTTTCCGGTGGTTAGTGATCGGCCGATATAGGTGAATTGTGCTTCCATGACATCTACTCCAAGCCGACGACGTGGCGGCGGTTAACCTTGATTTTTCGGATTTTGGTTTCGATGTTTCGGCAAAGGATGACAAGGCCGACGCCCTGGAACGCTTCGCCGTTGATGACGGCAAGGCGGGAAATTTCGTATTCGTCATCGAACAAAAACGATTTAATTTCGGCGCGCATGATTTCGACCGACCGATCGATGTTGTTGGTCGTGACGGCTCCGGAATTGACCGCGTGCTTCATAACATAGTCGGCCAGCTTGGCGACGGCTTCGGTTGACATGAATTCGTCTTGAATGGGGGATTTCGTCATGGCGGCAACTCCTAAAATGGATGGGCATCATTGCCCTGGCCTTGGATATAATATAGGGCCATTGGTCCGCTTTCGCAATAGGTAATCGGAAAAAAAATGGCAACGATCGAACAGGGTTTGCATGCGCATTTAATCGCCGACGGCGGCGTTTCGGCGCTGGTCGCCGCGCGGATCTATCCGCTACGCGCGCCGCAAAATCCGACGGTGCCCTATGTGACCTATTCGCGGATCAACACTGATCGCGAACATCACATGTCGGGCGCGTCGGGCCTAGCGCATCCGCATTTTCAGATCGACGTATTCGCGTCGAGTTTTTCCAGCATGTCGGCCGTCGCCAACGCGATCAGGTCCGCGCTCGATGTCTATTCCGGCGACATGGGCTCGCCTTCGATCGATGTCAGTTCCGTTCTGGTCGTCGATGAGCGCGATTTTTATGAAGACGACACGAACCTTTACCACGACGCGATCGACGTTTCGATCTGGCACACCGAATAAAGCCTGATCATCCGCCGGCCTTCCGGCTCCACCGACCTTGCTTTTAGCGGGGTTTTTTTATGCCCGCCCGGCAAACGCCGGCGCGGGTTTTTTTGTGAAAGGACGCGGATATGACCGCTATCGAAAGTCAAGGCGTAACGCTATGGGTCGATGAGGGCGCGAGCCCGTTCACGTTGGTTGGTGAACTGGTTTCATTTTCTGGGCCCGACGGCCAGGCATCGGTGATCGATGTCACGGATTTATCGTCGACCGCCAAAGAAAAGCTGATGGGCATTTCCGACGAAGGGCAAATTTCGTTGGAATTGAACCTTGATCCGGCCGATAGCGGCCAGGATCGAATCCGGGCGCTTCGCGATTCCCGCGCGGCGAACAATTACCAGCTTTATCTGTCGGATACGGCTAACACAACGCTGTCGTTTTCGGCCTTCGCGTTGCAATTCTCGATTGCCGGCGGCGTTGACGAAAAGATTTCGTTGTCGGTTACGCTCGAAATCTCTGGCGCGGTCACATGGGCCTAAGTAAAGCGCAAATCCTTGCGGCCGACGATCTTCCGATCAGGAAAATCAAGGTTAAGGAATGGGGCGGCGAAATTGCGTTGCGCTGTCTATCCGGGCAAGAGGCGTCAGACTGGTATTCCGCCGGGCTCGAAGGGATACCGTCTATGTGCATGATGATCGCTCTTTCGGCGATCGATGATGATGGCGAACGGCTTTTCGAAAATGACGACGTCGAGGCGTTGGGGAAGAAAAACCCGAACGCCTTGCGCGTCGTTTTCGATGCCGCGTTGTCGTTATCGGCGCTCGATGGCGAGGCGGATTCGGACGCGGAAAAAAACTAACCGGCCAGCGTCGCTTTGAATATCGGCTGGCGCTGGCGCTCGGCATGACGCGGCGCGAATTGTTGTCGTCGATCACGTCGCGAGAAATGGCCGAATGGCGGGCCTATTACCGGCTTGAACCTTTCGGCGAGCATCGGGCCGACCTTCGGGCCGGCGTGGTCGCATCGACGATCGCAAACGTAAATCGCAAGCGCGGTTCCAAGCCTTTGAAGCCGCAAGATTTCATGTTGTTCATTCCGAAAGCGCAGCGCGCCGCGTCGCTGTCGGAAGATATTAAAAGCGCGTTCAAACGGTGGGAAAGCAATGGCAGCAACGGACGTCGGAACGGTCTTCATCGGGGTAGAGGGCAACGTAAATCCGCTGAAAAAGTCGCTCAATCAGGCAAGCCGTGATCTTAACAGCTTCGGCGCGCGCTCGAACAGGACGCTTGCGAAAGTCGATACGGCGTTCGGGCGGCTCGGCAAGTCGCTGGGCGGTATTACGCGCGCATTTGGCAAGCTAAATCCGGCGCTTGCCGGCGCGGCCGGCGCGGCCGGCATGGGCTTGCTAATCAAGTCGTCGCTGTCGGCGGCTGATAACATCGGCAAGACGGCCGACAAGATCGGGCTGTCGACCGACGCGTTGCAAGAATTGCGCTTCGCGGCCGGGCAAGCCGGCGTCGCGCAAAAAACGCTCGATATGGGCATGCAACGTTTCGCGCGGCGTTTGGGCGAAGCGCAACGCGGCACCGGCGAGCTAAAAGACACGCTTATTGAATACGGCATTGCCGTCAAAAATGTTGACGGATCGTCGCGCGCAACGGAAGCGGTGTTGTCGGACCTGGCCGACGCCTTGAAGGGTGCCGGCTCGGATACCGAAAGGCTGCGGGTTGCGTTCAAGGCGTTCGATTCCGAAGGCGTCGCGTTGCTCAACATGTTCAAGAATGGTTCCGCCGGCCTGGATCGAATGCGGCAGTCCGCGCAAGAAATGGGCATCGTTATGGAAGAACGATTGATTCGTAACGCGGAAAAGACATCCGACAAGCTCGACATTTTATCGAAAGTGATCGGGGTTCGACTGAAATCGGCGATCCTTGAACTGGCGCCGTGGCTCGCGTCAATGGCGGACTCAATGTCGCGCGCGGTGATCGGCGCGGCGAAATTCTTCGGCCTGATCAAAACCGCCGATGCCATCAGACTAAAGGAAATTAACAAAGAGGTCGGAAGGCTTGCCGAGAAAATCGAAAGACTGCAAAAGGCAAAACTGACCACGGCCGGGAGAATCTTCAATTTTGCGGGCCTGACCGACAAGGCGATCGCGGATACGAAGGCGCAGATTGCAAAGTTAGAGGCGGAAGCCGATCGGATCGTCGGCCCGGATGTAGGAGCGGCGAGCAAAACAAAACCCGCGCCGGCACCGGCGGCGGCGGGGCCGGATCCGACGATCGATCTAAAGTTAAACGACACGGGCACGATGGGATCATTTTTCGCGCCCGAAGAAATGGCGAAGGCGCAAGCCGCGATCGAATCGCACCGGCAAAAATCGCTGGAAGCCATAAAGCAAATTCGGGAAGCGCACGAAAGCGCGACGATGGATCAAGTCGACTTGATTGAACTGCGCAAAACGCGCGCTATCGAGGCGCTAAACAATCTTGATTTGAGCGAACAGGAATTGGCCGACACCATCGTCCAGATCAACGAAACCGCCACGAAAGAAATCGTCGAAATATACAAGCAACGTTCCGCCGGCGCGGTTGCGGCGAATAACAAAATCACCGAATCCGAACGGCGCGCTAAACAAGGCGCGCTTGATATGGCGGCGGCGGTTTCCGACGGCCTGATCGACGGAATCAAAAACGGCGAAAAATTCTCGGACACGCTGAAAAACATCCTTGCCGGCGTGGCAAAAATCATCCTGAAAATGATCGAAGCGCGGGCAATCGATATGTATGCGTCGAGCCGCAATCCGCCAAGCTCGCCAGGCGGCGGCGGCGGCGGCGGCGGCGGCGGGCTCTTTGACTTTTTTAAGGGCTTCGGCGGCTCGTCAAGCGGCGGCGGCGGTGGAACCGAAGCGGCG